CCCTCGAGCGTTGTTGGCAATTTGCCTCGCATCGCGCTGAGTAGAAACGGAGTCGATTGGCCAAGCCCCTCGCCACCACCAGCCCAGGTAAGTAGCCCGACGACACGTGGGCCTTCATCTGTATAATCGATCAGGCTCGAACCGCTGCGTCCTCCGATGGCTTCCGGTTTCCATGAGAGGATTTGACCTTCCTTGCGATTGAGCCGAAGTACCTGCAGGCTTGGCCATTCGCATCGCGGGCAACCGAAGGTCGTCACCGACGATTGGTTGCTAGGGTAGCGATCGGCTAGAGGGATCGGATCGACGTCTTTTGCGAATGCAGGACTGCACTTGAGCAAGGCGAAGTCGACGCTGGTGCCTCGACCATAACCGGAGGCGATGATCGTCCCGGTTCCTTTCTCGCTACTGCCGTTGGTATTCCAGCGTTCTACGTTGACGGTTCGGCCACGCGCGGTACCTGCCACGTGTGCGTTGGTAAGCACGATCGCATTCCCTTCGGGGGTGCGACCGACAACCGTACCACTTCCGCATACACCACTGACCGTAACGCGAACCGTGGCTCGGACGACCTGATCGAAACGATCGCCAGCGATGCCGACGGCTGTTGCCCTCGGTTCCTGGTCTACAAGGGTGAGTTCCTCACGAAGTGGATCAATGTAGATCGTGCTCTGGACTTGCCCAGCCTGGCACTTGCCATCGATGCAGATCGTTTCTTGGGAGAATGCAACGGTGGCGATGCAAACAGCCACCAGAGCTACCAGCGACAAACACTTGGTTTTCATAGTGATTCCTGCGAATGAATAGGTTTCAAAATTGGAAATACGAATCTGATGCGGGGTTACTGACTAAGTCGCATTCGGACCGTGGTGTCTGCGGACGCCGCAGCGCGAACCACTTTGCCGATCGACTTGTTCCCTGCGGAGGTGGTGGTTACGACATTGGCGGTGTCATCCCAATACAGGATGGTCCCAGCCGTGTAGGCCACACCGGTGTTCTTGTTGAAGTCAAAGACTCCATCGACGGCAAGGGAACCGGTTTCACCGGCTGCCAGCGGACGGACTGTAACCCCCACAAGATCGCCCTGGACGACCACATCCCCGGAGGCAAGAGCGCCCACGGGGGTGTGATCGATGTAGTGACCTTCCTGAATAAATGTTGCCTGTGGCATGATTGGTTTAACCTCAACTTATGAATTCAATGAAAGAATGAACGAGGTGCCTAGCTAGGCTTATGCCTCACCCTTGCACTTGATCGCTGCGCGTGGGTCTTGAAGACTCGCACCGAAGTCGTGATAACCGCGCATCTGGACGCCCAGGACGTTGAAATCAGCCGTAGCGGTTTCGATCGTTGGGGCTTCTTGGCCGTTCAAGAAAGCAACTTCGATCAGCGGAAGATCGTTGGGATCCGACAGCAAGTACCAAGCCTTGGTCGAATTCCCTGTATAAATCGTGTTGCCGAGGTAACGGCTGATCTCCACACGGAACTTACCAGCGTGAGGGTTGCTAATTGGAGTTCTGGCGTTGGCCGTGTTGTCTCGCATCTCCAAAGATTTGTAGAGCTGCGAGCCGATCGCGGACAATGACGTCGGCACCAGTAAAATCGCCGGCATCGTTCCGATCGGTTTTCCATCGGAGTCCACCAAGTCGTAGTAGGCAACCTCTGCTTTGGTGAGCCCATCGATCGACAAAACGGTATCGGTCCCGGTCAAAAAGTTTTTGTTGCCTGCGGTGAAGAACGCCGAATTGTTCATGAACGTAGTCCAGAACACATCGTTGATCTTCATCCCTGATCCCCGGCCCAGCTTCCTAGGTACGGTGGTGATTGCTCCCAGATCATCGTTGATGAAATCTCGACGATCCACACCGAGCATCAACCCGTAGGTGTCTGCCTTGTTCGTAAAGCTCTCGTTCCCAAGATTCCCGTGCTTGATTTCCCCCCCAGGGGCCACCAGCTCGTACTGATCTTTACCGATCAGCCGATAGCTCGTCACGGTTTTGAAGTCCGTTACATTACGCACCGAGCAGATGTTACGCCATGTGCGTTCCACGGTGTAGAAACCCTCGAGAAGGAACTTGTTTGCCACGTTCGAGAGAATTCCACCGATGTCGATATTGCTTACCGAGCTCGCTTCCACACGCTGGCCGAACGCTGCTCGCATCACCTCGCGGTTGTCTCGAAAAGTCCGTCCCGTATAACCATTGGCCCAAGCGGTTTCGAGCAGAAGTTCCTGAAGACCGATCCCCCCTCGGAACTTCTTGGAAGCAATCTCAAGGCTTTGCTCGGGAATATGCTGCTCGACGTCCATAAGATTAGCGCTGATATAACAGGCGGCCTCTAGGACGCTGGCGCTAATTGTGTTTTGCGGGACATGGATCGCAGGAACTTCGGGGCGCATCATTCGGATCTTCATGAGTTCAGCTTTCTCAAGGTTCCATCCTTCGCGGATCGCTTGGGCTTCGACTAGCGGAAGAGCCCCGTTGTAAATGCTGCGAATGCCAGCAATACGCTCGAGTTCAGTAGCATGGGCCGCCCTCATGGCTTCCACTTCGCTAATCCCCTCAGGAGGATTCGTGACTGGCTCGACTGGAACTGGATTCGGGGGAACCAAGACCGGTACTGGATCCGGAGCAACCGGAGTCGCTGGAGTTACGGCTTGGTCGTCTTGGTTTGCAGTTTGACTTTGATCCATCTCGGATTCTCCAAAGGTTGCAGATGCCTGAGCTGCGACACTCGCGCTAGTGGCTCCGTCGGCACCAAGGTCTACGAAACTGATTTCACCAAGCGAGGATCTTCGAATCACATTCACCGGACCGTTGTATTGGTTGCCGTTGACGGTGACCTTTTGACCTTCCTTGACGAACTCGAACTCATCCACACCGGTCCCCACGCTTGCTTGCCATGGGAATCCGTTCTTTGAACTGACGACTACCTCACGAGCAGCAGGTGTATCCCGAGAGACCACACCGGTGGCTACAAGCTGGCCGGCCTCGACTCGGATCGAGTCGGTATGACCAACACCCGAGAGAGGATCGTGTCCGAATCGGATCGGCCGCGCTTGCGATGGGATCGATAGACCAGCCAGGTCGATGATCACAGGGTGCCGCCATCCAGCGACTCGCATCTGGCCACCTGTATATGCGACCATCCGAAAACGGGGGAGCACACCGCTTGATGCACCGTCAGCCGATGCATCGACATCGATCACCGCTGTTGCATTTAACCTCAGTTGGTTGCGATTCTCTTCGGCCTTAATCGTCGATGGGGACTTCATCGTCTTGGACATCTTGTGGATCCTGAATTGGAGTTTGAGAAACTTGCTCGGCAGCTAAACCAAGCTCAGATATAAGTGCAATCTCCCTTGCACGCTGGCGAAGCTGAACTTCCCAGTCTTGCCCCCGCTTGGCATACTCGTCTGCCAAGGTGGTGGTGTGGCTTGCTAGCCGAGTGGCTTGTGCGTTGGCTTCTTTGGCAGGATCAACATGTTCATGACCATCCCAGAACCATTGATGTGGCCATTGTGCAATGGGACCTAAACCTGTTGGAAGCAAATCAGGTATGAGCGAGGCTTCATCAAGCCAAGCTGAGAGGATACGATCGAGAATAACTCGCTCTAAATGCGATTGCTCAACACGGATCGCTTTGAAATAAATTTGTCCATCAAGACGCCCACTCGCATAGTTATAAGAACTGGAATTGCAGGCAGCAAAATTATAAGGCATACTTAAGCATCGAGCGATCTCGTTGAGCAACTCACGTTTAAACTCCGCATACGTTGTAGATGGTTGTTCAGCCTGCATTTGAGCCATCTTCCATCCACCTGGCATGGTGACCAATGCACGCTTCTCAAGCTCGATTGGTTCGAATGGTTCTGCTGCATCAGCCTCTCCATTCGCAGGTGCATCGGTATAGAGGATCCCTGCAAAGTCAGCTGCAGTCTCTGCTGCAGCAAGAACCGCTAAAGTGAATCTTCGCAATTGAGCAAATAGCGGTAGGGCTGGCATGATGTCAGGGATGCCACGCGTTTGTCCTGGCCTATCGGCTCGAAACCAATGGAGCACAGACGATGCTGGGATCTGCTCGTAGTCGCTTCTTCCCCAGTAGTATCCATCCCCTGGATGACTTCGAAGTACGTGGTACTCGATAGGATTACCAGCAATATCAAATACGATCCCGTCAACAGCGGTTGTCGAGAGCCTATCGAGATCGGACGTCGTGACCTGGTCGGCCTCGATGAGACGCAAGTCGAGTTGAACTTGCGTGCTTAGTCGAGGATTGTTCACCAAGACAGCAAATGCCTCGCCATCCGTGGCACGTGCCATCCGCATCGTGCGGAGTTTCTCTGCAAGGTTTACGGCCTTTGCCCACATCATGAAGGCATGCTCGATGCGACGGTTCGCTTCGGAGTCGGCAGTAAGCATTTGTAACCGGGGGCCGGTACCCACTACGTCATGC